AGTATATAAATACGATGGCACTCTGTTAGGTATTCGAGTTGCTGAAGTATCTAACACTACGTTTGAAGTTAATCCTATTTTGTTTTGGGTTGAGTGCGCTGACGATGTAGTAGCGGATAAGTTTTACTACGACACTGAAACGCAAACTATTATTGCTGTGCCTGTAAAACCTGTGCCACCACCTGATGTGACTAACACAACTGGCGATGCTCCTAATGTCATTGCTTAATACGCCAATATCTACTGGTAAGTTATTTGGCACTGTGTACACTTTTGAACAAGTTGGTGATGTATTACCAATGCACACGCATGACGAGATGACAGCGCATCTAACTATAGTTGCTAGAGGTAGAGTTAAAGCGCATGGTAATGAATGGTCAGCAGAGTACGGAGCAGGATCAGTAATAGATTTTCCACCAAACCAGAGCCATGAGTTTATTGCTCTAGAGGACAATAGCAGAATTGTAAACATCATTAAGTGAGTAAAGTCATGGGAACAGTAAACGAGATCGAAACCAAACTAATCACGCACGAGGCTGTATGTGCAGAGCGCTATAACACTTTCATCATGCGAGTAGATAGATTAGAGAAGCTGCTAATCAAAGCTGCTGGTGTAATGATTATGGGCATGGCTGGTGTGATCATATCGATACTGCTAAAAGGTATCTAAGGTGGAGCCGATCTCCACTGCCATTATGGTTGTGCAGGGTGTTGGCACTATCATCAAAGGTATCAGAAGCTTTGCTGATGAGGCTAACAAGGCAGTCGGTGAGATTAATAAATGCGTTGAGGCTGGTAAGAAACTTAAAGACTCGATGGCTCCCATTGGTAAATTCTTTTCTGCTGCTGGCAAGTACGAGTCTGCTCGTCTCCAGTTAGAGGAGGCAAAGCAAAAGCAGGACAAGGCAATAGCTGCTGGCAATCCTGTTGCTGATGCTATGTCTGATGCTGAGTACGTCATGGAGATGATGACTATTGATCGTCAGATCAAGCAGCACTACGATGACATCAAACACTATTTCATATATCACTTTGATGAAGCTGGTATGTGGGATGACTTCTCATCAAGACTTGATAAGCTTAGAAAAGATCGTGAAGAAAAAGCAGAGGCAAGACGCAGGGAAGAGACTGAAAAAAGATTGGCAGCTATAGCTGAGAAAATGAAACTGCTGCGAATAAGGCAGCGTAGGTGGGAAATTTTTTATAACTGTATTGGTGGCTTTGTAATTACATTCATCATTGCAGGTTTCGCATGGTTTATTAAATGGATGTTTGACCAAGGGGGTACACAATGATTCCAATAGTAGGCGCATTACTAAGCACACTAGCTGAAAGCGGATTAGGTTTGCTATCGAGCGCCATCCAAGCAAAGGGCAAAGAGGTTGTGGAGAATACTCTTGGAGTTAAGATTCCAGATAACCCTACAGCAGCTGACGTAGAGAAGTTGCGCCAGCTGCAATACGATCACGAAGAGAGATTGCTAGAGCTAGGCATCGAGAAGGCAAAGCTTGAGCAGGAAGAATTAAAAGCATTGCTGGCTGCACAGGCTAACCAAGAGAACAATATATCTGATCGATGGAAAGCAGACATGGGATCGGATAGCTGGCTATCTAAAAACATTCGCCCAGCCACACTGATTTACATACTCAGCGCATATCTATTGTTTGCCGGACTAAGTGCAGCTGGTATCAATGTGCAAGAGTCTTATGTAGCACTGCTTGGTCAGTGGGGTATGTTAGTTATGACTGCTTACTTTGGTGGACGTACAGTAGAAAAGATTATGGAGATGCGGAAATGAGTCTATCAAAAGAACAGGCTGCATTTCTATTAGATGTATGCAAGCTGATCCAGTACGCTACTGAGCAGGGATTTATGGTGACTGGTGGTGAGTTGGCGCGCACACCAGAGCAGCAAGCAATCTACTTTAAGACTGGTCGCAGTAAGACTATGAACAGCATCCACTTAAAGCGCTGTGCAATTGATCTGAATTTTTTTAAAGATAATCAGATCATTTGGGATAAAGATGTGCTTGCACCACTGGGTGCATACTGGGAAAGCCTGTATCCAAAGAATAGATGGGGCGGTAATTTTAAATCTTTAGTTGATTGCCCACACTTTGAAAGAAACATTTAACATAGTTGAAACATTGCTGACATAGTATACAAAACGTGGTAAAGAAAACGAAACTACCTGCTGATTGTATGCCTATGTGTGTCACTTGCTGCTTCTATGCTCCAGTAAAAGAAAGTGACGGTGGGGAATGTCGTAGGTATCCACCAATTCCAATCGTAGAGAATGACGCTTGTACCTTTTCTTTTTCTGTATGCATTGACTCTGACTGGTGCGGAGAATATCAACGAAGGACAAACTAATGCCAGCCAAATTATGTAGCGATGACGAGTTTATATCCATATGGAATAACAATCCGTCAGTAGCAGAAGTAGCAAAGATTTTAAATTGCCATATAAGATCAGTTAATTTAAGAAGAAGAAGTATAGAAAATAGACTGGGCATAATTTTAAAGTCTGCGGATAAGAGAAGTCCAGACTTTAATATAACAATGCCAGCAAACGGAGTCAGAGCTTTAGTCGATATGCCTGATGGCTGCATCATAGTTGGATCTGACTGTCACTACTGGCCTGACGATATAGCCACAGCGCATCGAGCATTTGTCCATGTAGTAAATCAATTAAAACCTAATATTGTTGTAATGGCTGGTGATGTATTTGATGGCGCCAGTATTTCACGTCATCCGTCTAATGGCTACGAAGTACGTCCAACTGTAAAGCAAGAACTTGATGCCTGTCAGGATAGGTTAGCAGAGATTGAGGCAGTAGCTGGTAACGCTAAGCTTCTTTGGGCCTACGGAAATCACGATATAAGATTCTCGGCTAGAATCTCAAATCAAGTTGGCGATACTTACAAAGACGTGATGGGTTTTAATTTACCTGATCACTTTCCTAGATGGAAATTTAGTACCTCGATTATGGTCAACAACAACTGTCAAATAAAACACCGTAATTACAATGGAATTCACGCAGCATATAACGGAACTCTGAAATCGGGGATGTCAGTTTGTAATGGCCATTTGCACTCCCTAAAGGTTACTCCTTGGACAGACCTGACAGGAACTCGATACGGCATCGATTGCGGCTCTTTAGCTAATGTTTGGGGTCAACAATTTGCGTATACAGAAGACTCGACTCGCAACCATCGTTCAGGATTCGCAGTCCTTACTTACCATAATGGCAAGCTAATGCCACCCGAACTTTGCGAAGTAATCGATGAAGATGCCGGATTGGCATTTTTCCGTGGAAAGATTATTAAAGTTTAATTTCTGTAGAAAAACAGTCACATATCCAGATTAAAATATAGGCACGGTCAGGGGTGACCGACTTTCTGGAGAATAAAATGGACGATACATTAGTTGTTGCTGTTGAATCTGGTTTGGGTTTTGAGTTACACGCTGATGAAGAGTGTGTATCTGTTTCGCAGGATGAGGCGCTCGTTGTTTTAACTTGGGACGAGGCAAAAACTTTAGCTGACGCACTGATCGAATTAGTCTACGGTGCAGACGAAGGCGAAGACGAAGACGAAGAGTATTACTCTTTTACTGAAGACGAAGTATAAAAAACTAGGGGGCTTTCGCCCCCTAATTTATTCCTGCTCTGGTTGTGGTTCCTGAGACGCTGGCATAGCAGCGCCAAGGCTCTTTAATCTATCTGCATACTGTTTACTATGCCAAAGCTTACGGACTGGATCTAGCTGGTCTAGCGTAGCTTGGTTAGCCTCTTTGAGTTCACGCAACTTAGTCATGCGCTCTCTGTGTGTGTAGCTACCAGACTTAGCTGTCTTCATGGCTGTCTGATTATACATATCCTCCCACTCATCAGAAGTCATATAACTTGCAGCTGGCTCTGCCTTGTTTGGATACATGAGATGCCATTCTCCACCAGTAACCATAGGCTCTGGCGCCACCTCTACAGGCTTAATAGCATCCAATGGATTAGCTGATTCCTGATCCTTTGGTACGTCCTCACCAGCGTAGATGTATAAGCCTATCCCATGCAGTGCAATTGCTTTTGCAAGACAACGCTGCATAGCTGTATTAACTTGGAATGCATCAGGATTTGGAACTGCCTTATTCCTGTGATCCATTACTGGCAGCTGTGCTGTACGCTCCACATTAAAAGCTTTGACGGTACAGAAAACCATAACAGTATCATTCCACCGTACTGGCTCTTTGTATTCCCACGTTGCAGCCGGATCATTCAGCAATAGCGTATCTACTGCCCATGCCCAAGACAGATACGACAGCCCCATTTTTTTTTCTACAATTCCAGACACATCGATTTTGCGTAGCTCTGAAAACTTACTGATCTCTGACATCATGTCCTCCCATGTATGCTTGAATGGTTGCGAGAGTTGCAGCCACAATAGCGTCCACAGCTAACAGAGATCTGTCTTCCAGAGGATAGTCTATTGCTGCCTGTACTGCCTTGGCTGCTTCTAGTCTGGCTTTAATTAACGTGCCATCATTTATATTCACGACAATTCCTTTATTGTTAATGTTGATTGGCGCACTGAGTATGCTTCCTTGGCTGGTGTAATTTTCTCAGGCTGTGCCTTGTAGCTACGCATAGGCCAACTCACCTTGTACTTGCCAGCAATACCTAGAGGTTTATCCTGTAGCAATTCCTTGAGCTGTGTCTCGCACTGGTTTATTAATTCTGTACGAGCATCAATCTCAGCCTTGCACTCAAGGATTAATTTAGCGTACTCAGCAGCTGCATCATCCAACATTACTGGCTCAGAATCTGCGCTTGCTACCGAATACATACGGTCTGCGTCCTTGCTATTCTGTGCAGGGAATGCCTCGATCCTATGCTCATTCTTGTAGATCTCCAGCCGATTCTGGAAGTCTAGTGCTACCTGCTTGATGCGATCCAGTGTGGCTTGGTGCGGAGTAAATAAGAATATATGTAGCTTAGTACCTTGGTACAGTGTAGCTACACAACCCCACTTAGCTTGCATAATATCCATTTGAGCCTGTAGCTGGATTGCTCCTCTCCACAGCGGTGGCTCAGTCTCTGGTGCATTGCCTGTAAGCTTTGCTTCCAGCACTCCGAGTCCGTCCAAGGTAATGCTTGGCGCTCCCATAACAAAGATACCTGCATCAGGATCATGCTTGATCAGCTGGCTACGTCCATCAGCTAGACCATCTAGCGAACAGCATAACGGTAGCGTCTCGTGGAAGTATGGCTTCTCATGAATTAGCTGGAGATCGGATAACTCCAGTCTCTTTGCTGTCTCAGCCAAGATCATTGGCTCCAGCTGGTTGCCCCAGTCCATTGCCTCATTGCTGATATTGGGTGGAGTCTTACCTGCTATGGCTCCAATGGATACCTGCAACTCGTCATTTGGGCTGCGGTACTTACTCATGCCCATCACAGCAGGTAGTCTGCTGGCTGACAGGATTGTATCTGGTGTGACTTTTCCTACCAAGATATATCTCCTCTATATTTATAAGTGCGGATTGTACGAGCATGAGCGCTCGAATGCTTTGCTACTGTAAAACCATCAGGCTGCCATTGATGGCCTCTAAACACAGCGCCCAATACTGACGGATGTACATCATCAGGAACAGGCACTGCCTCTCTTACTTCATTGATGCTGACGCTGCCATGCTTTCTGCTGTAATCGATGGCAAAGGATCTTGCAGCTGCTAGATACTCAGCCTTGGTTTCCTCATGGTGGCGCATGACATCAAGCTTTAACTGCTTGCCTGATGGTATCTCCCATGCCGATCTCATAGCCACCCCGCTACAGCTGCGACTAAAACTGCTATGCCGATGGCGATGATGACGTTATCCATTATGTCTTTGTGATCCATTATTTTCTCTCCTTATTAGTTATGTACCAGTCCTCATCATTAAGAATTCTTGCTATAACACTCATAACAGAATTATTTAATGCTTTATTAATTAAAAAAATTGAGCTATCAATAATTTCATCATATATATCTGGCGCAGTTTTCTTGATAACTTCTAGTGTCATCTTTGCATCTTCTAATGCATCGGTATCTGCAATTAAAGCATCAAATAAAAAATCTATATCCGCTTTGCTCATGCTGCCTCCCTAGCGATGATGTTGGATACTTGTGATGCTGACCAGTTAATGCTGCCACGAACTGTCTGTACTTGGCGCTCTGTCAATGCTGCTGCGATCTGACGCAAGCTTGTGTAACCAGCTGCTTTAAGGTCACGAATGATTGGCAATACTTTCTGTGCGAACTGATCTGCATTAGCTTGCAGAGCTGCTACACCAGCTGCTGAACTGATCTCTGGTGACTTTGTGCCAAGCTTTACACCACGAGCCTTGGCTGCGTCTAATGC